GAGTCAGGGCGCGAGGACATGGCCTCAGCAGAGGGGTGGGCCGGTACTAGGTTGGTGGGAAGGTGGGGGATGGGACCTGCGCGTCTTGTGCTCTCGGGTTTAGGAGGTTTGGAGGGGTCCATGGCCACAGCGTTGGACGCAGAAGTGATGGCCGTAGGCATTGGCAGCAGCAGGCGAACCGCCCGTGGAGCCGAAGTCAAGCGTCGCAGTCGTGTTGGTCGTTTCCGCCGAGACGACGTTTAGACCAGCAGCCAGAACCACCGAGTAAGCCGGGAGGCTAATCACCTGAAGGGTGTCGGTAGCAGCCAAAGCCGTGGCACCAGCAGCAGCACGCGCTGCGACAATTGCAGCAAAGTCGAGTTCGACTTCAAACTTGTAGACACACGCAGTGTCCGGATACGCAGCAGTACCCTTATTGAAGCCGAGAGAGTCAGTATAAGCAGCCATTTTAAAAACCTTTCGAGCAAGACAGGGGGCCGTAGCCCCCCATCAAAATCAGAACTGAACCACAGCGGTCGAGAGCGCTTCGCCCTTGACGACCTTGTAGCCATACACCTGAAGACCACGGATGATGTTACCGAAGGTCGTTTCAGAGCGGATGGTTTCCATGTTGGTCATCTGCGGGGCAAAGGTGAAGCCCATTTTGTGGCCCGCCGGTGATGTTGTACTTTGCCGAAGACACGTACAGGTTGTGGCTCACATAGAGAGTGAACCGGTCAACCATACCAAGACGGCCATTGCGGACAATCGACTGGCTGTCGCCGGTCAGCGAAGCGTCCTTCAGTTCCGACTTCTTGATCAGACCAGCCATCTTGGCGGGAATGACGAGGAAGCGGTCAGCTTCAGGAGCGTTTGCTTCGTCGAGGACGGTGCCCATGTCAACGATCAGGTCGATCACCGAGGTGGTGCCGCCAGCGCCGTCCTTGGTGACGGTCAGCGGAGCGCCGGTCGTACCGAGGTTGAACGAAGCCGACTGCTCACCAGCAGTTGCGCCGTTGTTGGTTGCAGCGATGTCCGGCAGCCGGTCGGTCAGGACGCGCTGGTCGTTCTTGTTCTTCTTGCGCTCGGAAGCGTCCTTCGACCAAGTGTCCATCAGGTTGATGTCCGACTGCACCTTATCTACGTCGTCTTCGACGCAGGCAAAGTATTCGCCCTTGTCGATGACAAGCTGGAGCTTCGGCTTGTCCGGGTTTTCAACCGTCAGGCTCTGACCCTTGACATAGCCGCGGATCGTGATTTCCGGCGTGGTGCGGATGTTGACGGTGTCGCCATACTGGCGGATTTCACCTTCGTAGTCGGTGTTCGAAATTGCTGCGAGCACGGTGGCGTCGTAGAAATTTTCGATCAGTTTACCAGACCAGATTTCGGGAATGAAGTTGCCCGAGTAATTCGGACGACCGGGAGAAACAGGATACGACATGATAAAAACTTTCTAATCAAGCATTGACAGTAATACGACCTTCCCGCTGCGCGGTAAAGATGTCGCGTTCGACACTGCTCCGTTCCTGTTCACGCCCCTTGTACTTCCCAGTCCGAACGTCATCGAAGAACTTCTTGATGTCGTCAGGCGAGTAGGTCTTGGGCTGCTTGGCAGAGGCTGAACCAGTGCCGCGTGAGCGACCGGGAACAACCTGCTTTTCAAGCTCGATAGCAGGGTTAGGAGAGGATTGAGCAACAGGGGCTTGTCCAGTAGTCTCAAGCCAAGTCCGGAAGAATGCACTTACCCGATGAGCATCGAGTGAGCGTTGCGCGTCTTCGAGGTAACTCTGACGGTTTCCGCCAGTGAGCGGATCGGTTTCCAGAAGCCATGCCTGAAAGCCATCGTCGTCGTTAACATCTCGCCAATTGGGTACGTAGTTAGTCAGATCAGCCCAGAACTGCTGCTCTGCCGACACCTGCTGACGCTGCGACACCGCTTGAACTTGCGGCACCACGGTCGCCTGCATTTGCTGGAGAAGACCCTCGATCTGAGCAAGGCGTTGGGCCACGGGGACAAGTTCCTCACGGCTGACCTTGCGCATCACATCAATCGACTCGCCATACTCGCTGGCTTCCTGATCGGTGACATAGCGCACAGGCTCTGCCTCCTTCTCAGTTTGCTCCGGCGTGGATGACTGCGACTGCGAGAGCGTAGCTAGTAACTGCTCCATCTGCTGTACACGTTGCTCAAGCTCGGACTTCTGCCGAACCGTCGCATTGTATGAACCCTGTAGGGAACGCCATCTCTGAGCATAAGTGTCAGAGTTTTCATCTTCCGTATCTGACGCACCGGTAGTGTGCTCGCCTCCCGGTGCTTGAGCGGCATCCTCGCTGACACTCTCGTCAGCCGATTGGTCCATGTCTTCGCTACCTACGGCCTCGTCCTCGGTCTGGTCTTCGCCTGCCGGGGTTGGATCGCCATTAAGCTGCTTGTACAGTTCCTGTACGGCTTCGGACTGCTTACGAACTTGCGCTGGAATTGCCATGTTAATTGCTCCAATCTGTGAGCTTGATTAGTCGGCTCATAAATCAGCCGCTAGGTTGGGGGCATCATTGGCGAACTTGTTAAGTTCACTCAACACTTGGCATCTGCCCTGAAAAACACCAGTGTTGTCTACCGCTTGCGGCAGCCTGCGGAGTTCCTGCATCTCCCATTCACGCAGCCAGTCCAGAAGGACAGGGAACTGCCTGACAGTAGCGGCAAGCGCTTTGACTACCTGTGGGTCGGGTCGGATCATGCTGCCCCACTCACGCGGTTAGAGACCGTGTTTCCTTCCATCCCACCCTTGGGAGTGCCGCTTGCCTTAGTCGGGGCAGTTAGGGCTTGCTGGGTCTGCTGTGGCATAGCAGCCATTGCGAGCGCCGTCTGTTGCTGATCATACACGGACTTCTCCCGGGATGGGACAACGTCATCCACGGACATTTGCAACCCTTTGGCCACTTCGCGAAGGATCGCGGCACGACCGTCCTTACCAATGATTTCGATGTCGAAAGGATTGGCGTGTTGGGTTAGGGAACTGGCTGCGGCGCACGTTGACGGTCTCCTTTACCGCGAGGTTGATGGCACCCTTGGCCACTACCTCAACGTCGCCCTTAATGGACTCCTCATCGTCATAGCGCATATTATACACGAACTGGCGCTCGACGATGGGTTTCACAATGTCACTGTCGATGTGCATGACGACCTGACGTATGCCTTTTCCGGCAGCACCCATCAGCATTGAAAGACCTGACGAAGTACGGCCAGCCCCCTGCACATTCAGGTCGCCATACACATAGGCCGGAATACCCGAGTGATCATCAGCAAGTCTGGAGAACTTCTCGTATACCGCCATAAGCTCACTAGCGCGTGAGTCCGGCTGCGTGAAACGGATCGCTGGCGCAGACGACCCAACGGGATCGTTGACCGTCTGCCAGATTTTCCAAGGCGATAGCTGAGTGATGTCCTCGTTGGGTGGGATGCGTTCGAGATTGACCTCGACCTGCGGCCCAGAGGCGATACCCATGTTGTTCACCAGCGCACGAGCGGCTGCGTTGCAGACACCCTGAAGGTCCTCGATGATCTCGGGAATACCCTTACCCCACAATGCACCGGGGCACTTGATGAAGCTGGACTTCGAGTAAGGCTTCTCACCCAGCGGGTCATAGTTCAGAACCGCCTTGATAACGTAGTTACCCACAACCCAGACATTGGCGTCATACTCACGAGCGGAGTCGGGGACCTCATCTTCGCTCATCCCCCACTCGATGAGCATCTTACCGCTCACCTTACCCCAGACCTCCAGTGCGTCGAACTCGGTTGTCGGGCGCATATAGCTATAATATTTGCGCTCTTCCTCGTCCTTCTGAAGCCCCACATCCTCGTTGATCCACGACTGACCGGTACCGATCCCAAGGACCTTGCGGATGGCATCGTCGTCCTACCCCGACACGCCGATAAGATCAGACACCTCTCTGCGTGCCAGACGATAATGCCCGAAGCCATACCCCTCGTTGAGGGCGCTAATGCCCGTCTCAGGGTACACACGCAACGCCTCGACCCGCCCATCCACACACCCCACGCACCACATGGCCCCCACCCGTGCGCTCCCCCCCGTCTCGCACCCCACCA